GGCCCGATGATCCAGGCGATGGAAGCTGAGGTCTACCGTCAGCCCGAGTTCTACAAGACTCTTAAGGCCGATGAGCGCGCCAGCGCCCTGCTTGATAGGTTTCTTTCCCTTGAAGGCGAATTCATTATGACCGATTGGAGCAGTTTCGAAGCCACCCATGGCCTACTTCTGCTCTCGGCCTGTGTTTTGCCTCTCTACGAACACCTCTGCCAGCACAACCCTGCCCTCCTGGCCAAAGTCCGTGAGCATGTCAAGGTTAGAGCCGGATCGCAGCGGCTCACCACTCGCGACTTCACGATCCACCTATTCCTCGCCATTCTCCTGTCCGGCGAGATGGACACGTCGCTCAACAACGGCTGGGTTAACCTAATGACGTCTTACCATTCGGCATGGATGCGTAGCGGAGGGACGTTAGACCTCAACAAGGCTCATGGGTTCGTTGAAGGCGATGACGGCGCCTTCAAATACGACCCTTCCATCATGCCCCAGGACACCGATTACAGGCGCTACGGCGGCATCTGCAAAATCCAACGCCCAGAGTCAATCCACACCGGCTCCTTTTGCGGCAACGTCGTCGATCCCGACGCAAAAGTCCTGGTCACTAATCCGTACAAGTTCCTCCATACCTTCCCCTTTGTCGGCCGCGCAGACGTTTACTCGGGTCGCAAGCGCTTGTCAATGATCCTCCTGGCCAAAGCGATGTCGGCCGCCCACGCCTACAATGGCGCTCCCGTCATCAGCCCCATCGCCTGGGCGGTCATTCGTCGGTACACCCACCTCCTCCCCGCCATGGACAAATTTCTCGTCGAGACGCGCCATCTAGGAACATTCCACCGCGCCGAGGCCATTGCGGCCCTCGCATACATTCGAATCCACCCGGAGCGTCCTGTGGCCATGAGCACCCGTGTCTTCATGGAAAAGGTGTTCGGTATGAGTGCAAACGAGCAGTGTCGCGTGGAAGAACTTGTCCCAAGCCTGCCTGACAACGCCCAGTACCAGCTCGCTCGTCAGGACCCCCAGGTAGACCATTTCAACCAGTTCCACCTCAGCAACGGCGCTCGTCGGTACATGCCCCCGCGCAGCGGCAACAGTCTGCATCGCAAGTTTGTGTCGTCCGGCCCGGCACACGCGCTCTCCATGTCCTTGGCCGGGGCACTCTTTTCATTAATATCCCTCCTGGATCCGCGATGTCTGGACTGCCCCCTAAGAAACGAAGCAACCGACGACGAACTCCCAAGCCCAAGGCCAAGCCCGTCAAGAAGTCCAACCGACGTCGGAAGCCCGGCAAGAGGAGCGGCGTCCAGCAGCGCGCAGCAACTGCCAC